ATTATTGAAGAATTATTTAAGTTTCATAATCAGTTTCAAATAAAACTGAATATGAGTAAAAGCATTAAGACAAATGCAGTTATTGCATTTAAAATAACATTGTAAAATAAATTTGTAATTTTCAAAATTTCATTATATATTTACAGAAACCAAAATAAAATAAAAAAATGGAGATTGTTAAAGACGAACAACCAGAAGTTACAGAAGTACCAACGTTTGACCCAAATAAGAAATATACTTGGGAAATTGATTCAGAATTCACATTATCAGGAAATGATTTTGGAATTTTGTTAAACTCATTACGTGCTATTTTGTCTACAGAAGAAGCACAACGCATTTTATTAGCTGATAAAGCTAGTCAAGTTATGGAAGCTACATTAGCAAAAGCTGTTGAAAACGGTGATGTTGTAGAAGCTCCAGAAAAATAAATAACAATGTACCTATGTGCTTACCATAAGAACAGCACATAGGTTTTTTTCTCGCTATAGTCTCAGTATTATAGTATGCATCTTTGATGTAACGGTAGCACGACACTCTTCAAAAGTGTTTGTAGAGGTTCAAATCCTTTAGGGTGTGCAATATGATTTACGAACCACATAATAGAATAGATGTTACAACACCTAAAGGTGACGGCATTATTTGGTTGGTTACAGAATATGGTCATGAAACTGATACAATATATACAGTTATTATTAACGCCACAGGGGAGCTCTGGCAATTCGTTCATAAAGATATTAGGGTAAAACCTAATGTAACATTTAGAAGATATGGCAACAGCATCAAAAAAGAACTGGATTCAGAAAGCAATCAATCCTAAACATAAGGGATTTTGCACTCCTATGACCAAAGCAACGTGTACACCTAAACGTAAAGCATTGGCAAAAACTCTTAAAGCGATAGGCAAAGCTCGTAAAAATAAATAAAATGGCAACAACAAATGTAAATATTCCTTTAAAACCTTATGCAAGGTTTAATGTGAATGGTAAAATAGTTCCAGGAAGCCTTGGTCTATTCAGAGGTGCTCCTATAGTTGGTATTTGGAAAGAAATGCAACCTATAGAGTATTTTAATAAAACTACTAAAAGTTATAGTGGAGTGATCAATGCCACATATCCAAATGCTTTATTAGCTAATAGTGTTGCTTATAGCTTAGTAAGTTTTCTTGATAGTTTAGGTGCTAATGCATATGATACTGTTTTAAATTCTACAACATGTTCAGATGATGTTAACGCTTCTGAATTTGCTAACATATTTAACATAGGTCAAAATCCTCCAGCATTAAATAACTATCTTGGACCATTTATGGGTGGTGGACTTGCTGGATATCCTCATACAGGTATACTAGGAGCACAAGCTTGGCAAAGTCACACTACATCAGATGATAATGCAAATGGACCATTATTATTAATTAACATGCCTCACATAGGCATTACACAACAAGCTGACCTTATTGCAGCTAATGATAATGTAGGTAGAATGTTAAGAAGAGGTAAGAGTTCTGCTACAGCTGATAATACATGTGGAGCCGTTGCTACAGCTATTGCTGATGCTATTACATTAAATGGTGTTGCACCAGTAGCTACAAATGCTCCTTTCATAAATAATTATCAAAGATATCAACTTGCATTAATTGTTTATGCTTCTTATGCTTATTATAATACGCATACATATTCACAGAATATGATTCAAGCTACAGAACTTATAAGAGTTGCAAGTTATAATATATTACATAATACAATTATTCCTGCATTAGGATCTGTAAACAATTTATATTTATTTAGTGGTACATTTATTAATGCTGATGATGGTTATTCTGCATTTATTAATATTAATTCATTAGAAGTGAGAACTGGATCAACTTGGACATCTCTTACAACAAGTTTTTTAAATAGTTTATAATGGCAAAGATAACACCTGTTCCTGATGGTCCTTTAATTAAAAAGAAAGGAGAATTCAAAGGTTCTACATTAAAGAATGGTGGTAAGTTAAAAGCTATTGTTAAAGCTGGAGGACAAACACATAAAGTGTTTAAGAAGAAAGTTGATAAAGGTATAGGTGATAAAGGAGATATAGTTGTAGATCATACAGCTGGCCCTTCTGCTGGTAAGTGGGATAAGATTAACCTTACCAATATGGCAAAAGCAAAAACTGTTAAACAAGGCGTTGCTTCAGTTAAGAAGTGGCATAAAGATAATCCTGAATATGGCAAAAAGTCCAGCATGGCAAAGATCAGAAGGAAAAAGTAAATCTGGTGGCCTAAACGCAAAAGGTAGAGCATCCTATAACAAAGCTAATCCAGGTAAGCCTGGTCTCAAAGCTCCACAACCTGAAGGTGGTCCTCGCAAGAAATCATTCTGTAGCAGAATGTCTGGGATGAAAAAAAAATTAACGTCTGCTAAAACAGCAAACGATCCTAATTCTCGTATCAATAAATCTCTACGTAAGTGGAAGTGTTAACATGGCAAAGAAAATATTAAAGAAAGCTCAAATGGGTACCTCTATGGGTAATGTAAAAAGTGCTGCTCTTGAGAATCTAAAGGGTGGTGCTATGCAAGCATCAGAAGAAAGAAAAAGACGAGCAGCTGCTGATTCTTTACAAAAAAACATCAATGATGCTGCAGCAACACGAGGTCTACAACCTAATCTAAAAGCAAATGCTGGTATGATGAAGAAAGGTGGCATGATCAAACGTGCTGATGGTTCTACATCACAACGTGGCTTATGGGACAGTTTGAGAAGTAAAGCTGCTCAAAACAAGAAGACTGGTGCTAAACCTAAAGCTCCTACAAAAGCAATGTTGTCTCAAGAAAAGAAAATTAAATCTCAAACTAAAAAGAAATAATATAATGGCAACAATGTCTAAAGCAAAAAATGTATCTGCTGGAGTTGCTCCACAGAATAAAAAGAAAGTAGGTCCTGTAGATACTAAAGGAGCTTACACTGAAGTACAAAAACGTACTCTTGGTAACATGAAAATGGGTGGTGAATTAAAAACGCCTACTCCTGATCAAAAAGGTTTAAAAGCACTTCCTACGCCTGTAAGAAACAAAATGGGATTCAAAAAGAATGGTGGAGCAATGAAGAAAGCAATGATGGGATCAGCTATGTCTACATCTCCTATGATGAAGAAAGGTGGTAAAATGTCTAAAAAGAAATAATCATGGCTATTATTAAAAAGAAAGTAATGGTTAAACCCATGAAAAAAGCTAAGCAAGGTATAATTATTCCTGAAAATCCCGATCAATCTAATCAGCTAAATAAAATGAAAGCTGAAACAGAAGCTAAATTAAAAAGAGCAAAAGGAATACCTATAAATCCACAAATTAGACGTGATATCAGAAAAGGTATACTTGATGAGAACGGTCTATATAAAAAAGAAAACGATATGAAAGCTAATATGTCAAGAACTCCTATGAAAATGGGTGGAGCAATGGCTAAACAAGCTGCTGTTGCTATTGCTATGAAGAAAGCTGGTAAAACACCTAAGAAGAAAATGCAATATGGTGGTGAAGCTGCTTCTATGGCTCCTACTATGAAAAAAGGTGGTGCTATGAAAAAATGTAAATATGGCTGCAAGTAACATGACTACTGGTAAGGCTAAGAAGTCTGGTAAACCACGCAACGCACCTAAGGTAAATAATCCTAATCCTAAAGGAAACTTTATGAGAGAAGCTGATACGCCTAAAAGATTAAAGAGTCCTATGCTTCCTATGAAACAAAAAAGACTCAGTAAATAATAATAATTTTGTTCATTTCATAATTGTGATTTTTTAATGTAAGTAAAAAGGGAACCATTTGGCTCCCTTTTTCTTTTATAATCCTAATAATGATTTATATGAACATGAATGAGATGCATGTTTTATATAATATTTAAACTCTTCATCTTTATCATATTCTTCTGGAGTGTATTCCCAAGGATAATGCCTAGCTACATATGGACTCATTGTACTAGCTCCTCCTATATAATAATGATGAAATTTATATAATGCAAATGTTGTATCTATAGGAACATCAAGTGCTACATCTTGTTCTATTCTAGAATTTTCCCATCTATTTTTTTCATAGCTTTGCATGTGATTATAATAACGAGAATCTTCAGTAACTTTTTGCCAATCTAAAGCTAGTCCTATTTTATCTAAATCTAAACTACGTAGTTTATCTAGTAAATATAAAAGAGTGTCATCTGGTGTATTGTCTAATCCAAGATCTGAATCTGTGACAATATAGTATTCACAATTAAGTGATTCTACAATTCCTGAAATCCAAGGACCTGCATGACCTAAATTAATTGTTTTATGTATTTTACAGGGATTTGTGTCATACCAATCTAATAAAGGTGGATATGTTGATTCGTTATCTATAATAATAATCTCTCCTACTCCTTCGTAAGTTTGAATCTTTTCAACCATAGCCTTTGGCCAGGTAAATAAGTCTCTATTATTAATTATAACTGGTATCATTATTAATTATGTACAAATAATATCTTTTCAATTTTTAAATTGGTTTCTTGTGGAAATCTTTGAAGATATTCTATTATAAAATATCCATCAGCATCATACCTTTTACCCAATTCTATTTGCTTAGCAATATCATTTCTTGTAGCAAATGCCCCCATATCTATTTGATTATTACCTAATGTACAATTAAAAGATTGATAATTATAATGAGAATGCACCATATTCCAATAGATAAGTCCTGGTTTAGACTCAGAAGCTTTTTGCAACTCATCTACAAAGTTTGGAGTGTAATAGTTATCATCTCCTGTCATGATGATATATTCTGCATCACTCATTTGTTTACCTATTTCTCTAGGAGTGTGTCCTAAATCATTATATCTTCTATCAAGAAAGGTATATCTAATTCTAGCATCATTAAATTGATTAATCATACTAATAATATCATCATTATTAACATCATCTATAACAACATTAGCGGCCCAGTCTATATTATACTGAGCTACTAATGATGAAAGAGTACATTTTAATAAATCAATTCTATTATATGTTGGAATTATGAAGTCTACTAACATAATCTTTTAGCATTTGTTTATAATCATATTTCCAATTAGGATTCAATTGAACATCTCCTGTAAGAATTCTTCCTGCTTGTCTTTCTAATTCTACGTGTTCTGAATGTCTTTGTATAACATTAGGTTTATCTGGAGTATCAGTTCCTTGACCACTCATATGATAACCTCTTCCTCCCCACATATAAAACCAACTTACATCTTCATCTTCTGGTTCTGCAAATACTAATTTAGGATCTGGCAGAAGCCTAATACTATAAACAAAAGTAGTATCATATCCTGCATTTTCAATAGGATGTCCTCCTACTCTTTCCCAAACTTGTTTAGAATAAACAATGCCAGAATTACCAAGTCCTGTAATAGCTGATATAGATGGTTCATTAAAAAATACACCTCTGTGCCAATGTAATAAATCTGAACCTTCTATAAAATATTTTGCAATATTACTAAGATGATTAGGCATAGCTATATCATCATCATCCCACACTGCAATTATATCAGATTTACATTGACTAACTGCAAAGTTTTCTTTTTCTCCTATAGTGTCAAATGTTTTATCAAGATTAATTATCCTTACATCTGGATGATCATAAATTAACTTTTGTAAAGGGTAATCATTTACAATAACTAATTCTTTCTGTCCAGCGTAGTCTTGTTTAATAAAAGATTCAATTGACTCTTCTAATAAATGAACTCTTCCGTAAGTAATACATTTTGCACTAATAAATGGTAATTTTTCTAACCCCATATTAAAATTACATCAAATGGAGACACTAATAACTTGTTCTCTCCACCAATAGGAATTACTGGTGCTTTACCTAAAGCTGATGGATCTACTAAGATTTTATCACCTGCTTTAATATCTGTAACAAGATCACCTACAGCATGAACTGTAAGCTTGTTAAGTTTCTGCATCATCTCTTTTTCAAGAGCTTCTTTAGTGTTGTCGTCAACAATAAGTTTACCTTCTTCTTTCTTAGGAAGGTCTAGCAATATTCTATTGCCACGTAATAATTTAAAATCTACCATTATTCTAGTGTTGTTAGTTTACGAAAGTTAATAATGTCTTCACCATGTAAGTGAATCTCTGATTGATATACATCACGCTTACGTGTTACACCAATCATTTTATTAGTCTTAGGATTAATATTAGGTGTTTCTACAACACGCTCATGTATATCATCTAGTAATACTAATAATTCATCCTCACCAGTTTGTACTGTACGAATTACTTTGTTAATGTTAAAAGAGTCTAAGAACTCTTTATCTTCCTCTTTACGAGTGTAAAAGAATTGATTTGTCATTGTTTGTTTGGTTTTGCGACTCTCCAAGTCTGTATAAACTTCTTGCGTCATTGGTTTATTATTTAATTGTTTTAATTGTTTTTCTTTCTTTTTGAATTAATTCAGAATAAAAATATATTGTTATAGGAATAATTGCACTAATTATATTCATTGCTACAAACTTTTGTGTAAAGCCTATTTCAAACCAATAATTCAAAACATTAATACTCCAAGAGATTACACCAAAAAACAATGCTGTATTTTTTCTACCATACATTGTAAACAAATATATACTTGTTTCTAAACTAACTGCAAATACCCAACTCATTATTAATGAATAAGTTTCAGGAGTTGACAAGATATAGAATACATGAGCAGCATGATTTATTTGTGTTAATAAAGCACAAGCAATTGTAATTCTAATTAAGGTTCTTTTGTTCATAAGATTAATTATTATATTCAAAATCAAGAATTTTTCCAACAATATCTGACCTATGGTTTTCTTTTAACTTAATCCATTTAATTTCATCAATCTTCTTAGATAGGTCAATGGCAAAACTAAGTCCGTTATAACTGTCCTTAATGTCCTTTTGTTCGTTATCTCCGTTAACAATAATCTTACCTGTTTTACCAAGTCTAGTTAAAATAGCAAGCATTTCAGCCTTTGTAAGATTTTGTGCTTCTTCAACTACTAATATATCATCAATAGTTTTACCACGAATAAATTGAACAGGATAAGCTACAATGCGTTCATCTTTTACCATAGCTTGAATCTTTATTTTATCAGCACACTTAACGAGGTTTTCTTGGAACGCTTCTAAATAAGGATTAAACTTATCATCCAATGAACCTGGAAGGTATCCCAAAGAATTACCGACTTCTATAGTAGCACGAGTGATGAAGATGTGATTACATTGTTTTTTATTCAAGAAATCTAATGCAGCTAATGCACAAATTAAAGATTTACCAGAACCTGCACGTCCTGTGACAATCACAATTTGATTCTCTATAATTAGTTTTCTAGCTTCTTTTTGTTCCTCGTTAAGATTAACATTGTATTTAATCTCTTGTTTACGTTCACGATTAGGTTCTTTCATACTTTAGTTTTAACAACTCTCGTCTTTTATTAACTTCTTCATACTTATACATATCATTCTCTACAGAAGTATGTTCATCAAGTGTCAAAATTATAATATTTTCTTCATCTAGACAAGCTTCTGGATATTTTTCTTTTGGTAATATGTGATGAAAGTAAGTTGTCACTGGTTCACTTCCTAAGTAAGATCCACTTACTTCAGAATAATGTTTGCGTTTTTTCCAAATTTCTAAGAAGAAGTTTCTCATTGTTTCTATCTTAATTTTCTGCACAAACATGTCACGCTTAGCTGTTATAAGTCCACCACGTTTAGGAGTGATGGGTTTACGCTTGATGTGACTCAAACATAAACCCTTACTCCATATAGGTTTATTACAGTTTTCTACAGAACATAATTTTACCATCTTGTTTTTCTATTAATAGATTAAGATAAGTTTGAGCCTTCTTTAAATCTTCTAGTCCATTCTTACGCTTCCATCTCAGTAAATACTTTAATACATTACCTTCTAGAAAGTCTAATTCATATTCATTAGCTATATCGATTACATCAAACGCATATCCTTTATAATGATCTGGATGTACAGGTCTTTCCATCTGACCTATCTCATCCATTTCTAGTCTATCTTTTAATGTATTACCTTGTAATCTTTCCTCAATTTCCTGTTGATCCATTTGTTTCTATTTATATTAATTAAAAAAGAAGATGGAAGTTACAGTAGCACTCCTGTAACCTCCTCTTCTATAAAATAAACACTTGACTAACCATAAGAAGTCATGACTTTCCTGTAGATCCTTCGTTTAAGCATAGTTTAAGTTGTAACAAATAACATCACCTGTATAATAGGCTGTTTGGACTTTACAACTTAATAGCCTGGTTAGACTTCTCTCCTGATGTGTTTTAAGACCAGGTAGTTTTTTTTCATCTACATCCACACTTAATATCTTAATTTCCTGTGCTTCCGAATCCTTTATCTCCTCTTTCTGTTTCTGATAATTCTTCCACTTGTTTGTATTCAATCAGTGGTATAGGCATAATTACAAGTTGTGCAACACGATCACCTGCATTATATACTATAGCCTGATTTGTTTCTTCGTCATCAAAAGAATCTAACCAATCTAGTTGATTAGTAACATCACCTTCATCAATAACTACACCTATTTTATGATAGATTCTGTTTCCAAGATTTAAATTAAATTTAACTATAATCTCACCTCTATATCCCAGAGGTTGTTATCCTATGAGCTCTTTATCTCATAGTTCTTTATGTTACCATAAAGCTCGGACTATATCTTCACCCTATTATTATAGGAGCAAGGCACTCGTGTCAGTATTACCATCTTCAACGTTACTTGTTAAGACTCGACTGTTAGTCTCTGAACCTTCAAGAGTATTTCTACTCAAGCTTGGCTGCTGATTGTCCTCTTGTCCTATAATAGGAGTAGGAGTTCCCAGCAATTCACCTTGTTTAATGACGCCAGATTGATGTAAAATATTTAAATCAAGTAACTTTTTACTTTTAATTGGATTATTGCTCCATATTATTAGTTCTTCTGTTGTTACTTTACCTGTCGAATGTGCCCACAATGTTGCATTACCAAATTGCTTATGTAACCATCTATGATCTGAGCCATTTAACAACACTAAATTTTCTGGAGTGTTATTATAAATGTTACAATCTCTATGATGTATACAATAACCTTTAGGTACAGTTTTAATATTTAGTATCTTAAAAGCTACATGATGATGTTCTTTCATCCTACCAACTTTTGGATAGTGATGAATCCTATATCCATCACTATCTAATTGAGCTCCTCTGTAGTTAGGATTATTAATGCCCAAGTAATGATTTTTTTTATAAGAAGTTGAACAACTCATTGAGCAAAATATTCCCATTGTTCTGTTGTATCTCTTTATTTGAGATTCTTTTAAATGGAAAGGTTTACTACACTGAGTACAAGTAGCATTTAAAACAGTTAAACTTTTTTTATACTGACTATAACACTTCAATGAGCAACATTTATAAGTTATTGCTCTTTTTGGGCTTACTCTATGGGCTTTTCCACAGGTCATGCATTTTACATCTTTCATAAAATTAGAAGTTATATTATAT